TGAAGCTAAACCAGCCATACCAGTTGCTAAACCAGCAGTACCTGCGGCTTGCTGTAAGCCACCAGTCTGAGCGGCAACATTAGAAGCATTATTGGCTGCATTGGTAGCGGCTGGCATTACCTGACCAAGAACATCTTTAGCCCCGCCAATAGTGCTTTGATAGGCTGGAAATGCTGTGCCAGTAAGAAAACCCGTTTGTGCTTGAAGAAGTTCTTTTTGCTCAGGTGTCATCTGCACCTGAGAAGAACCGGATGATTTACCCATTCCCATTATTGCGCTCCTTTTGCGGATCCACCGCTCTTGCCAGAACCCATTGCTTGATGTCTAGCCATGCCCGTATTATCGCTTGGATTGATAGTATTTGGGTAGGGGTTGGCTTGGCCCAACTTAGGCTGTCCACCCTGACCTGGAAAGGTCACAGCACCCATAGCACCCTGACCTTTGCCCTGAGATTGATTAGGGCCTACAACACCTGTGTTGCCATTGCCAAACGGACTTGGCTGATACACTGCTCCAGTATTATTTTGATCACCAATTGGTTGACCCATAGCTCCATCTTGCGGGTTCATGATGCCTGTATTCCCTTGGGGGAATTTACGCATCATTTGATCTCTGATGGTTTCAGGTGGCTGGTTAGGCGACATCTGGGCTTCAGGGTTAGGTAAACCTCGTCCTTTACCTTGCGGGGCAGAAGAGTAAGGTGTTTGCATAGAGGCTGATTGCATTCCCATGATTTATCCTTGAGGCGGTGTGGGCCAAATAACGTTAAATGGATAGCCTGATTGTGAAGGAACATCACGCAAGGCTTGTCGGTAAACTGCCCATTCTTCTTGCAAGGCAGGAATTAATGGGTTGTTTGGTATTTGCGTCCAATCCGAAGCATACAATAATTTCTGTCTTTGAGTGATAACGTCAAAAATTGCCAAATTTTCATTTTCAACCCATTGTTTTGTTGTGTAATCAAATACAGAATATTGATCTGGCTTAGGGGGAATAGGTACAGGACTGCCATTGGCAATGTAATACATGGAGTCATAAATGGCTCCTTCCAAATAAGACTCATTGTTTAAAATCTGAGATTCAATATTGTCCGTATCAACAATTCTAACAATTTGTCCACTAACATTGTTATATATGGTGTAGTTCATCGTTTTGTCTCTATTGTAAATATTGAGATGTTTGATGCGCCACAATAGCCATAGTTGCTACCCGTGCCAGATGGCTGATCTGTATATACTTGCAAAACGTATGTATAATCCCCAGACCCAGGCGTGTCACTAAAAGACATTGCAGCATTGCCAGTGTTTCTAATTAATTCAGATGAATTTCTAACAATTCTAAATATGGGGATAATAACTACTGGATTATCTAAATAATCAAAATAACGACCATTTATATTGCTTCCAGCAGTAGAAACATATACTCTGCTACCAGAAGTTGAAATAGATATTGACTGTATGTCCTGCCAAACAAGAACATCATTGTTTTGAACTGCTGATGCGGTAAAAGCGCTGTTGGTTACTGTTACAGCATTTGAAGTAATGTTTGCCGTGTTTACAACATTACCATTAAGAGTTAATTGACTTCCGTTAAAATTAATGTTTGTTGTTGAATTGCCAGCAGCAAAACGACCATCACTATAAATAATGGCTCCAGCGTTACCCATGCTAGTACCAGTTTGGTACGCATTGCCAGCTTGAATGTATCCAGAGCCAGTAGTCCCACCAGAATCATCCGTAACAATCAATCTGCCTGTAGATGCAGAAACCGCTTTTAATGATGTGACGCTTAATTTGTCAGCAGTAATAGTGTTCTGGACAATCAAACTGCCTGTGATGTAGGTAGTCTGAAGTATCCAAGAGGTTACATATCGGTAGACAACAGCGTTGTTGTAGTTGTTGTAGCTGACAGTAACAATATCTCCAGCCACAGGAGTGCGACCAATAGCAGCGGTTACTTCAGCATTGGTTGGCGGGCTACTGTCATTGGCTACACGACTAACCAAGAACGTAGAAGAACCATTAGATCCAGGAGAGCCGTTATCGCCATTTAGTCCGTTATAAGCAACAGCACGAATTGGATAGGCAGTATTGGTCCAATCCAAGAGAGAAATGGCTGTGGTGGCTACTGTATTTAAAGGAATCGTAATAGACCACAAGTAGTTCCCAGACGTTGTGTTGCTAGGAGCGGCTGTAGACCACCCAGAAGGCGCTGCGTAAGAACCAGAGGACCAAGTGTAGGTTGAAGTGGTTGATGGCCTTGTAGGAGGCGTGGATGATCCGGTCCAAAGGAAAATAGTTGGAAATGCCGACATCTGACCGTTTGATCCAGCTTGGCCAGCAGCGCCGTCAAATACTACGGGCATATTGATGGTTCTGCTAAGTGCAGATGTCAAATTAGACCCGTTAACAGTCAATGTGACGCTAATGGTTGTTGCATTTGATAAAGGCGCTATAACAACAGAAGATGCTGTTGAAGTACTAGGAGTAGCACTACTGATTGACCAAGAGTAAGTAGGGCTTGTAATGTTTGTAGTGATTGCCGATAAGGTTGCATTTGGCGGGGTAAACGCACCACCAGAGTTTTGGTTAAAAGATGTAAAACCAGAAATATCAACAGTAGGGCCAGCAGGGCCTTGAGCGCCAGGGTCTGCAAATACCAATTGGCAAACAGCAACAGCAGCTTGAGTTACTACACCAAACTTGTTCTTGTATCGCACAGGAACAGTGATATAGGCGGGGCTGGTGGGCATTGCCGTAGGATTAGGCCAAATAGCGTAATCACCACCGTCTGTTGGGTTTCCGATAGTAATTCCGTTGTATGAAATATCTCCAAAACCTGTGGTCGAGGAATTGCCAATACGCCATGTGTTGTTGGTAAAGGTTACGCCCGTATCTGTAGTTGCACCGCTGTAAGGCACAACAGTACCTTTGTCGGTGGCATACATAATTGGCGCTACGCTTGAAAATACTGGAGCCAATGGGCTACCAGAACGGGGAACAAGCATTACCGATGGGGTAAAGTAAGCAGCAAAGCTTTCTACAATAATGGGTGTGGTGGAAGATGTGACAATATCTAAATCAATAGACCCAGCATCAACTTGCAACCATCCTGCATCAGGGGCGGCAGTAGCTACTCGGAATTGAACTTGCCGACCGCCAGTAGAAATATACCAAAGATATTTGGAGGTTCCAAACCCGCCAGTTACTCTAAACCAAACATAATCTGCTGGATTAGAAGATTCAGCCGAATCATTGGAGTTACGAAGACCGTAATACAAACGATTGGTGGGCAAATTATTAAAATTTAAAGCGCCATCTTGACTATCAGCATATTTAACAGCAATGTATTTGTATAAATACCCAACAATAACGCCCGTAGGACCTTTAATTTGGCCTGTTACAGAATCTGCCGAATAAGTTGTATCAAAATTACTGAGCAAATAATTAATCGCATCAGAAATCTCTGATGTTGTAGGGTTGCCGTCAAGAAGGAATGGCATTAGAAGGCATCCTCAACAACAGTGGCTTGCCAATTAAGTGCAGTCAGATTCCATGCGTCTGTAGCATCATTGGACTCTACCTTGACAGATATTGTCCGCACGTTGTTTTGCTGGGTAGTTACCCAAGGATTGTCTGTAACTATGTTCACATGGCCTGTTTGACCATAGGTGGCTGGCTGGGCAGTAGAGTTAGAACCACCCACAGTAATATCAATTGCACCCGTACCAGCAATTTCAGGCAAAAGACGGTGGATGTAGACTTTAGAAGAGTAAGGAACAGGTCCTTGATTGCCTTGCAACACCATGTTATTACGTTCAAACAAAGCAGGAATTGGTTCGCCATTAATAAAAGAATTGCCAATATTTGTCTGTATTAGCTTACTTGATGCGCCAGCAGGAGCATACGTTACTGTACGGGAAGCAAACTTAAACACACCGCCCGTATATACAGGAGCTTCTGCACCCATACAAGCATTGCCAATGTCTTTAGGAGCATTCCAGATTTGCAGGTCATAGCGGTATGACAGCATCTTGTTGCACCAGCCAGAAGAAGTAAGGTCGGGGTAGTAGATCTCGATCTGGTTTTTTTGGGTATTGTTGATCATAAAAATACGATCAGAATACGTTGTAGACAAGTTGCGGAAGAAATAATCCCTGACTTTTTGGTTGCCTAGCGGAGCAAAGTCTGAACCATTGAATACCCAAATGTCACGACTGTCCACGCCATATACGTTGGTATCAGTATTAGACCAGCAGTTATTGTTAATAAGACCACGGCCTTGATTAAAAAGTCGAACACCAAAAATCGGCGCTGTGCTGTTTTGATAAGCAATTGGACTAAGGACAACGGTATCCCAATAAGAACAGATATAAAAGTTGCCACCCAAAAAGAATCCATCAACAATAGGACCACGCACAGGAATTTCCTGCTCGTTAGCCACGTTTGATAAGGTAGGCTCCCAAGTAGCAGGAACACCTGTATTAGCAAAGGCTTGTGACCACCGCACAGTTGTGGGGTAATTAATTGTCAAACCAGAAGATGTGTAATCTTTGGTCAGGTTACCTGCAATCAAAATGTTGCCTACGTTTGGAGAGCAGAAGTTTCTGACAAATGCCGCCCGTGTGCCTGATACACCAATGTCGTAATTCCAAATGTAATTGTTTGGAGCAGCATCGTATTTGTATATTTCGTAAGGTACTGCGGCTGGCAGTAAATACATCGGTGAAGCCAACCCGTCATTGATAAAGAAAACACCACCCACCCAAGAAGTGGTGATGTTGATGTTTTCTGTATAGCCCGTCAAATAAGCAGATGGATTGCCACCTATGCCAGGCGTAACATTGGTAATTCCCGCAGTAGTAATTACATACCAGCGACCACGATCTGAACTATCCCTAGTAGCAACAATGTATATCCATTGGCCTTCAGTACGAAACCCACCATCCATAAAAATTGGAAAGTTGGGAATGGTACTCAGAATATCTTGTTCACCATAGATTTTCTTAATGCCACGAACGTCAGCTTCAACATTACGACCACTGTTATATTCGTTTGGCCCCAACGCATTGCTTGGCACATCTGGCGTGAAGCTCATCTGGGGAAACGGGGTTCGTAATCTTTGGTAATCGCTCATGTTATTCCACCGTAATAGGCTCCAACATTTGTTCTAAATTGCGAATAAGTCGGGTGTCTGTAGGGTTGAATTCTAAAGCTTTTTTACATAATTCGACAGCTTCTTCTTTTAACCCAAGATGCCAAGCAGCAATACTGCCCAAGTCATATGGCTTTTCACCCCAGACTTGTGGATCCATTGTATATACAAGCTCTTTATTGGTAATCGCAAGGGCTGATTTGGCTGCTGAATAGGATTCAATCCACATACTGTTGCGGTAACAGAACATAGACAGGTCCACCCAAGTTTCACGGGTATTAGGTGCTTCAGCTACTGCCAAGCGATACCACTTTAATGCGTCCCAACCCTGCCCCAGTTCCTCATGCGACTTACCCAGCAAACGCATGGCATAGGCACGTTCATTGTTCCAAGTAGCCTGTGGCATAGCCAGATAAGCATTTAGGGCTTTTATGGCATCTTCCCAGCGGCTGTAAAAGGTTAATTCCCGCGCATGGTAGAAGCGATTGCGGGGGCAGAATGGATCTTCTTGGATAGCAAGGTTCAACAGGGGCATGTATTGCCCACGGGACTTGGTTGGGTCTGGGTGATGGCTAACCAAGAGCATGTCTGTTTGGGCATAGACTTCTGTAATTCTGCCGTCAGGACGGGGATATTCATGCACTGGGTGATGCCAATGGTAGCCGTGACGATGATGAATCTTTTCGTAATAAAAAGAAATCCCAGAACCCCAATCAAACTTGTACCGCAAACGGGTAGTTTCTGCTGTCCAGACACGTTCTATCTCTTCACGCCAACCAGGCTCTAAAACCTCATCAAGGTCTAGGCTAATACAGACATCAAAGTCTCTTGGGATAAGTGATAGGGCGGCATCACGGGCTTTGTCAAACCTCCAAGGGCTAATGCAGATGTCGTGAACCTTTGCACCGCACTCAAGGGCTAATTTAATTGTGTCATCAGTGCTTCCGGTATCTGCTATCAAAATGAGGTCAGCATCCTTGGCAGAGTCACAAAAGCGATAAACAAACTGTTGTTCGTTCTTACTGATGGCGTAGACAGCTATTTTCATTTCAATCCAATACTATGTTTATTAAGCAGACCAAGGCAATGCAGGCTGAATGACAGGTGGGTTAATTTGGTTGTCAATCTGAGTTTGCACAGCGGCTTCAGCAGAATCTTTGTCCACACCGTTGCTCCAGCACCAGCCAAACACTTGATTTTGCGTCAAATCAGCATAGGGTGTAAACAAGCCACCAGTTGCAGGTTCAGGAAACGAGCAAGTGCCGTAGACCGTAGCGGTGTAATCTGCGCCACCAGAAACTTGAGTACCAGTGCAGCGCCAACCAGCAGTCAAGACAACCTCAGTGAAGCCGTTGATTTCGGTTGTGGATGCGTTCATCCATTCAATAATCCAAGTGATAGTAGTCATGGTTTTCCTTAATTAAACCGATGTTATTGTTTGCCAAGCAGAACCACTATAAACACACAATTTTGACAGCGTTGTATCAAACACCATTAAACCAGCAGCAGGACTAGAAATGGCATTTTTTTGTGTTGTGGTCATGTTTGGCATTCTCATGCCTTTGGTTGTGCTTTGCACATCCAAAATAGCAGACGCCGAAGGCAAAGCCGTTCCAATACCTACGTTACCAGTGGAATCAATTGCCATTGATTGAGACCAAGTAATTACGTTACCCGCTGTACCCGCTACTGCGTTGCGCCATACATGAGCGCCTGCGCTTTGGTAGTAGTTTTGAGCAGTAACGCTACTAGCAATGTATCTCCAAGAAGAACCGTCAAAATAACCGTTAGACGTAATTTGCAAATCATTGGTAGCTAATGCAGAAATTGAAATATTCTTTAATTGGGCCGTTGCTGCGTTTGTTGTTGTCCAAGCACTTGGAGTAACACTTAAACCTAGATTAGTACCATCAAACACTAACGCAGACCCCGTAGTCAATACACTTGAAGACGATGCGTAGACCACACCGTTAGCAGTGAAAGATGTGAGTCCTGTGCCGCCTGATGTTGTAGGCAATGCTGTGCCAGACAAAGTAATACCCAATGTGCCGCTTGTGGTAATTGGTGAACCGCTAATAGATAAAAACGATGGAACAGTTGCCGCAACGCTAGTGACAGTACCCAATGGGTTTGTTGCCCATGAAGTATTTGTGCCATCAGTGGTTAGGTATTTTCCTGAGTTGGTTGCTTGGCTAGGTGCAAGGGCGTTAAAAGCAGCATTGGCTGTAGTTTGGCCTGTGCCACCGTACAAAATGCCAATAGCTGTGCCGTTCCAAGTGCCGCCAGTAAACGAGCCTGGGTAATTAAAAGTGTTTGTTGACCAAGATACGTTTGATGGCGCTTGAGTATGAGCATCCCAAGAGCCAGCCGCTGTTGCATTACTTAACAAACTGACATCAATAAACGCACCAGATTGAACCGTTGTGATGGTTGTACTGGAGTTGTTCTTGACAACAATCGTGCCGCTACTTTGGTTGTTGTTGAAAGTAAAGTTGACACCATTAGGCAGCGTAGTGGCATCAGGCAATTGGAATGTCTGACCACCCGATCCAGTAACCACATAGTTGGGAACGGATGCCGCTGTCAGCGTAGTTGTTGTGCCAGCAGCCGCAACACTTGCATAACCTTCAAAAATAGAATTTGTGGTTATGTTTGCATTAGCATCTCGCAACACTACAGAGTTTGCACCCGTTGATACAGTAACTCCCGTACCACCGTTCAAAACAGGCAATGCTGTCCCGCTGTAACTTAAAGTCAAAGTGCCAATCGAAGTTACTGGACTTCCGCTAACAGTAAATATTGCTGGAGCAGCCAAACCTACCGATGTAACCGTACCAACACCAATGCCAGCTGCACCTGTTGGGCCTGTGGGTCCTGCTACAGTTGAATTTGGGCCTGTTGGACCTGTTGGGCCTGCCACCGTAGAAACCGGACCAGTTGGGCCACCAGCTCCTGTAGTTCCAGTTGGGCCTGTAGGACCAGCCACGGTAGAAGCGGCTCCTGTAGGGCCTGTAGGGCCTGTTAAACCTGTGGATCCTGTAGGTCCGGTAATACCTTGTATACCTTGCGAACCAGTAGGACCTGTAGGACCTGTTACGCCTTGAATGCCTTGTGGCCCAGTAGGACCTGTGGCTCCTGTCAAACCAGTACTACCTGTAGGCCCAGTAACGCCAATAGGGCCAGTAGGCCCCACCCCGCCTGTTGAGCCTTGTGGGCCTTGAGGACCAGTGGGGCCAGTGGCTCCGTTCATACCAGCAGAACCCGTAGGGCCTGTAGGACCTTGTTTAACCAAAGGACCTGGTGCTGACCAAACCAATGTTGTAGGTGTTTTGGAGTTAACAACAGCAATTGACAACCAAACTGTAACGCTAGGGTTTACAGGAGGCGAGTTAAGCCAGCCAGTAGGAGGTGTTCCTACATTGGTTGCAAAGTTCCAAGAGCCACCCGTAGGGGTTGCTGGCGCACTGGCTGATTCAATAAAAATCAGATATTCAAAATAAGTTCCGCCAAATACAGTATTGTTGCCGTACAGACCAGTTGATTCTGAGCCAGAAGGCAGGGCTACTGTGCTTGACGCAGTACTCCCATAAAGACCGCTTGTAGCCATGTTGATTCCTTAATACTTTAGATCACTTAAACGAATAGCGGTAGTTGCGAGGCTGGAATTCGGATGTAAGGTGCTGGTCACCACCACGCCACTTGCCCTTGTAGTTCTGGTCTTCAATCAAACCATAAGACGCATCAAATCGGGCATCCCACTTTTGTGACTCTTCTACGTTCTTGTTCTTATCGTAGTAAGCCGACAACGTACCATACAGGTAGCCTTCAGGAAAAGACGCAAGTACCCCGTTGCTTTGCACGATAGGGTTCAGGTTGTCGCCTGTTGTGCTGAACAAAAATGGGAAAGTCTTTTGGTAGTAAGCCTTGATGACTACGTTCTCGCCTGGGTTTGGCGTAAACACATAGTTTGGGCCCACCTCAGAGAACGATGCACGAATTACTCGTGGCACACCAAAAGGTCGGATGTACAACTGGTCAATCATGCGCCTACGAATGATCTCTCGGTCACCCACACGGTCATACACAATCCAAGGACCCAAAGCAGTAGCGCCTGGTGCTTGGTTAGACGGTGGAGACTCTTGAAAGAACAAGATTGGAAAGCACATATCCGAAGGGATAGGAGCCATACCTTGTGCATTGGTAGTCAATGTTGATGGGCTGACAGTTGCATACGGGTCTGAGCGCAATGCAGGCAGCTCAATGGTACGCATTTTAAGTTCAGCCATCTGGATGCAGGCTTGGATTTCCAAAGCTGATGCAGAAGGCAGTTTAAGAATGGTTGTGGGGTAAGTAACGCCTGTCCATACAGCGTCTGGGTCATTGACTGTAATGGTGGTTGAGCTGACAGCCAAAACTGCCGCAAAGGGCCCCATCATGTTAGGGCCAATAAAGTCACCAACAAGAATTAAAGCAGATGGATTGGAAGCGCAAGTGATAACTCCAGTTGAGGAGTTATATGACGAAGCGTTAATTCCTATGCTGCTTGGAATGGCCCCTACCCAACTTGCGATTCGGCTAACAAGAGCGTTAGCAGATTGAATGAATAGGGCCATAGAACATCCTTATCTTGTCGGTATAGATGGATTATAAGGAATTGGAATCTTTCCGCTAGGATGACAAACAAAATCACTGTAATGTTCGTTCACAATAGCATAGAAAAGAATCTTATCCTCACGCTCCCGTTTAATTAACTCCCAAGGACGGTTGTTAAACCATTTGGAACTAATCTCATGTGCAAAACACTTAGGTAACTCCATCATGTGAGCTGTACCCGCAAAAAACGGGTTGTCAGTTCCATGCTCTTTATAGAATTCTCGCAATTCTTTGCATTTTTGACGAATGACTTCTACGTTCTTTTGGTCGTACTGTACATACCGCACACCATCCACAGCACCAACCTTGTAGTCAATGTTGGGAGTGTTAAATGTCTGCGACCAAGTGCCAGACTTAACCTCGTTATACAACTTGTCATTGTGACGGAATACACCATCAATGCCGCCCTCAAGAATGCCGCCTGAATAGTAACTTTCGTCAATCTTTACTTCATCATCCATTGCTTATCTCCATGCTTTACCAAAGGAGCCCCGTGAGGAGCCCCTTCAGAAAAGCCCTAGAGCTTAAGACAAGTAACGCTGAACTTGCGTAGATGCACGAGCAGCAGTGACGGCAGCACCAGAAGAAGAAGTGCCAGCCAAGACAGCCACACCCGCTGGGTTACGCACAATCAATGTGCCTTCCATGATGTACTGGTCCAAAGATGCGTCAGCAGAGCTGAACACTTCATTGTTAGGACCCAGTTCACGCAAGCTGCCCCATTGGATAACGTCAGGGTTCAAGAACAACACGGAAGTGTTGTCTGCACCTGTTTGATCCATAACCCAAGAGTCATCGATCTGGTAGGTGTAGTTGAAGTCACCCTCGTAAGTACCAATCGTGTCGCCCTTATCAGCAGGGTTAAAACGGTTAATAGAACGGCTGGTAGGCATCTGGTCAGAGATGTGAGTACGCATCGATGTTGGGACTACCATGTTGGTAATCTTGGCATTGAAACGCTGTTCAGCAGTAGTAACCAATTGCTTGTAGGTGAACGGGCTGAACTGTTGCAAAGTCTGACCGCTGGAGAACGAGAAGTAACCCAAACCAGCGTTGCTCAACAAACCGTTGAAAGGTTGGTTGGTGCTAGTGGTAGAAGTTGTGTCGTTACCGTCAGAAGTTGCCAGGTTCAGAACCGCAGTACCGCTGGTAGGGTTGCCAGAACGTGTACCAGCGAACGAGTACAGCGAACCGAAACGGCGACCGTTGTTAGGCGAAGAACCTTGGCTTGCAGCTTGACCAGAGTACTTGATGGAAGCGCCATCGGCACGAACCATTTGCAACTCAACGTCAAACATGATTTCAGTCAATTGCTTGACTTCTTGGTAAGCCTGTGGATCGCCACCAGCTTGTTCAACAGCACGAGCAGTGCCAGTAGCACCGATCACAGTGGTGAAAATCTGTGTGTAGTTACCGCAGTTTGCACGGGTGTTGCTATCAGCAGCAGAAGCAGCGACAGCAGCGCCTTCCAGCTTGGCGTTCAAGGCTGGAGTACGGTAGTAGTCAACGGGCCAGATGTGCAGAGTCGAATTGACTTTGCGCTTCTTGCTCATTGCCATGTTGGTCAGAGGGGTGCGGTCTTTAACATAGTTAGAGACAGTCATATCGAGGTCTTTGACCACGATGTCGGTGGTATACGAGCCGTTGCCGTTACCAAGGTTTGCAGAGGTGATAGTAGACATTTAAAAACTCCTGATTAACGCTTGCGTTGTTTATTTGCTGCAAGCATAGTTGCTAAAAGATCCCGTGCTGCATTCTTATCGCCTGATTTGGCTTGCTTTTGAAGTTTTTCAACATCATTTTCGGGCGAGGTCTTAGCTTTAGTGACAGGTCTACTGGCTGCTGCCAATGAACTTCCCACATTCCGCATCTTAGGTCCTTCTCGGAACTTCATACCGTCCCGAACCAACCCCAACAGATACTCATCACCGGATACCAGATCAATGTTCTGGACACCAGGCACATAAGAACCCGCTGCACCTTTCCATTCTTTACTTAGCTTATCTCTAAGTTCAGTAAAGTTGGCTTTGTTTGATAATTCCTTGTCAGTAAACGATTGCCTTGCTTGTTCCAACTGTTGCTGGACATAAGAGGCTCTGTGCTGAAAGAAATTCTCAACTTTGGGCCGATTCGACTTAATGTACTGCGACTTTTCCTCGATTAGCGAGGCATTTTGGCGGATAGCCGCTTCTGCCTGTGACTTCTCGGCTGGATCATTCGCATTCTGATAGATTTGCTGCCATTGCTGGTTATATTGCTGGAGAGTAATTAGCTCATCGGCTGCTGATTGCAACTGAGGAACAATTGTTAACTCCAACCCTATCTGCAAACCATCAAGCTCATTAATTCGCTTTGACGTTAACTCTTCAAAATCAGCTCTTTCGGCTTTAAGCTTACGAGCATTTTCATGGATAGCACTGCCTTGACCCAAAATAGCAGCAGCCTTTGATACTGGGATTTCTATAAAGCCGCCTTCTGCGTCCTTGTTGGGAATTCGCCACATCATGTCTGGATTCTGCTCTGCAAACTCCAAGAAGTTAACTGCATCGGTTACACCATCGGTGGCCTCAGCGTTATCTTCAGAATTCTCAGTTTCTGAACCAATATCAATACCATCTTCAGGTTCGGCTACCTCTTCAGGAGCCGCCTCAGGGGAGGGGTTAGCCTCTTGTCCTGCTGGTGGTGGTGAACTGCCATCGGGTTGCGGATTGTTACGCTTGTTAGCGGCAATCATTGCAGCGATAGCATCGGCGGGATTCGCCATACCAGTTTGCTCAGGGGCGGTCACTTGCGTGATTACGTCTGACATAGTTTACTCTTTTCTGTTAGTTAATGGACTTCTTTGCCACTTTTCCCAGAAATTCTGTCTTCTCAATGAAGCCAATAAAATCTCGGACCCCAGCAATATTAAATGCGTTTTCAATACGTTCTGGATCAGTGCGGCATTCCTCTAACCGACCCAACAAATCAAACCTATACAAGTTGAACAGCAATGCAAAATCCTCGTTTTTAATGAGGCGGGAAGCAGACTCCCCGTTTTCAATTACTAGAGCTTTTCGAGTTACATCAGCTTCCTTATGTGAATCGGAGTTTTTTGTACGCCGATTAAAGTATTCACGAATATTCAATACCAAGCTTTTCATTGCAATCCTTAATCGATTTCAACGGCACTAAGTTTACCTCTTTTTGCCGCCAATGCTTCAAACATATTATCAGTATCAATATCTTCAGCTTTCTTCATATTCAATTTTGAAACAGTTTGGGATTCCTGAACCTTGGCATTATTCAAATCAGTTTTGGACTGAATCTCTTTCTGTTCTGGGCTAGGACCTTGCTGTGCTTTAACCTGCGCCAACTTTAGCGGCCTCTTCCATTGTCGGCAAATAAGCATCCACATCTTTGACACCCAGTACGCGCAAGGTATCTTCAAATGGCCTACGCATTTTGGAAAATAACTCGGGTGCGCTTGGGTCCAGTTGCATCATCATCTGGCTAAACTGCTGTTGAGCTTGACCAATTAACTGTTGGCGGGTCAAACGGTTCTCATCGGACAGGAAACCCAAGGCCAAATCGATGTTAATCAGCTTGCGGTCAATGAATTCATAGTTATCCATTGAAATGGCATCCATAAATGGTTTGCCTTTGCCGCATACGCCTGCCAACTGTTGGATGTTGTAGTCATCAGCGTATTGAATCAATGTTTTCCAGACAATGTACAAGACATCCCGCAAACCAATAGCGCAGTTTTTGACCATTTCATCTTGGATGAGTTGGTTAGGACCCATAGCCAACTGAAGCTTGTAACCGCTGTTGCCATCCTTCATTACTTCAGGGTTCAACACATCGCCAGGGCTTGTCATGCCAATCATTGCCATCTTGTCGGCTTCAAATCGCTCCATAGAGGATTGAACGTAGGCGAGGTTGCCTTGCATAGGCGAGAATTCGTAGATGTGCTTGGCAGGATCAAACTTGCGGTCCAAAACAAACATAGCTGACACGCCACGCTGAATTTCTTCTGCATCAATAAACTCTGGGTTTACGCCAATCCTTGGAGTAGACGATTGCATGGCAAAAGCCATCTCTGCACGGGCAATTGAGGTTGCATATTCCTGCATAGGCACAAGGCGCTCGGCAAGAGAGTAACCAAAGAAGTTTCCTGTGATAGGTTTAGGGCACATTGCTGCCAAAGGAATGAAATCCACTTCCTTGACGTACAGCACATATGAACCTGAGAAGCAGCATTCCACAATCTCTTCTTCACCGTCACCATCCACATCTTTGCGGATCCAAGCGGTAGTCAACATGATGACTCGGCTGTAACGGTCAGCCCCTGCGGAAGCCACAACACCTTGGCCTGGCACTGGGGTAGAGTCACGGGCGTGAAGCGCCAGATCGTTTTCCAATGCGCCAGCTTGGTAGGCTCCAGCAGGGCCATAAGCAGCATGGTCTGCAAGCTTCTCAAGATCCACATACGGGAACTGTGATTTGCATTCATGAATGGTCATTGGGTCATAGAAACCCACAAAATCTTGGTCCTGAATGTTAGGGATTGTTGGGTTGCAGACAAAATAGTGCTGGGCAACGTGCTTGATCTTTACCGAAGTAGAGAATCCTGTCATTTTGTACTTGGCACGGTAGATGGTGCTGGCGCGAATGGCCTCACTCATCTCTTCTTGCATGTTTTGGACCTGTTCTGACTCATCAGGAGCCATCATCTCTTGCATCACACCCTGCAAGTCAACATCGATACGGCGCATGTTCTGACGCTTAACGGTCAGACCCTTTTCAGCAGCCATAGTTTCAAATACGCGCAATTGATCTTTTGTGCCTTCAACTTCTTTGTATTGGGTGATAGGCTCACGCACTGGCGACACCATAACAATGCCGTTTTTGTGCAACAAGGAATCCTGCGCCCAATCCCTGATGATTGCGTATGAATCATTTTTGGAGTTGACCATGTATTTGACCATTTCGGTGGCTTGGGCAGCTTGGTCGCCATCCATCTCACTGAAACGCTCAAACTCAAAGTTAACTTTGCCGTTTGGCATTAAACATTTGGTGATAATGGCTGTCGCATAATCGACACCAGGCGTTACCACGGGGTGGATGTAATCAATGCCTCGGATTGGCTCTGTCGAATTACTGACAGCAATGTTCAGGTAATGATAGTCAGATAAACGGTTAAATGTGTTCTTAGCTTGGGTCAAGCGAAGATAGTCCACCATTTTGAGGTACACCTCGTGGGCGACTTGGAATACGATTCCTTTATTGCCAGAAGGTGCTTCAATGTACTCAACGATAATATTTTGGCGATCTAACATGATTTGTCCTTAAATTCGTTGCGCCTTGCCTTCAACAGCGGTTAACCTGCGAAACTCGAATGTATTTGCTCTGCTAACCAATGATTCGCCGTGACCTTGAATCAATGCAAGTATGCCAATACGGGCTGAGTCAATGTGGTCATCAGGATCACTGAACTTACCAGCATCATCAATAGCATAGTTCCTTGCTTCATCAAGGAAATCAACGCATGACTCATTAATCATAAATGTTCCGCGTTCCATTCCCATTCGCATTATATTGATTCCGTAAGATTTGTGGTTAGTTACTTTACCCATATCGTTTACGGGGTTCAAAATAGCACCAGCGATGCAATTAAGGCCATAGTTGTCCTCAAATACTTCCCTGACAGATTGCTCAGTCAGAGTATACCTGCCTGCTTGGGCGGCATCGTGTGGCAATGCAATAGGAACACCCTTAGATTCTTTGTCCATCAAGTAATGCACATATTCGTCAGGTGTTTCGCCTTGAGCAACTTTTACTTGACGGTGCAAATACATGGTTTCTTCCACAGGATCCCTGAAAAAGAAACTGATGACCGTAGGGTCGTTTTTAATTCCCAAGTCAAAAGAAATTAATCTTTCCATCTTGGAGTTGTTTCTTAGGTCAATGTCTGTAGACTTATAGGTAGGCCACTTGAGCAAAGGGAATACTACGCCTTTGCCAACCAAAGGAATACCGTTTATACGGCACTCTCGCTCCCAAGGCATAAAATCTCGGCTTAACTGGTCACGTTCTTTTTGGCTGAAGAAGCTTTCGCCCCATTCATTCTCAAACGGTACATCATCCCAAGTCACTCGGACATGGGTGTAACCTTCTATCTTGTCCCAGAATCGGCGAACAAGTCCTGACATGCCTTTGAGTGGTGTGAAAGAACACAATACTTGCCCGTTGCGTTGTGCAGTACGGATGACAAGTTCTGAGAATGTTTCGTCTGGGGGCTGCTCGTCCAAGACCACAAGGTCAAGTTCAAAACCCTGCAAATGGCGCACTTGCTGCGTGTAGTTGGAAAAATAGAGTTTGGATTTGCCACCAGAAGAATGCCAGATTTCAATAGATAAGACGTTTGCACCATCAGTGCGGTAAGACTTTTCGTCAATGCAACTCAATGGGATAGCGCCCGTGCCCAGTTTGTAGGACTGCTTTATATCGTCACAGCCCAACAATTTGGACTGTAGCGTTTTAGCAACTTGTTCCCAAGATTCACCAGCCGCCATAGCAATGATGGGCTTATCCCATTTCTTGCCTTTCCAACCTTTAGGATACATGCCTGTCAGGTGGTAAGCAGTCTCGTAGGTAGACGCAATGGTCTTGCCAGTACGGTTACCCGCAATCATGCCTCGGCGGGTAAAGTTGTTGCCAGTCTCAAAGAAGTCAGTCTGATACTTAAACGGCCTGAACCATTTCAAAGCGTTGTACTGCATGTCTTTGGCAATAGTATCTCTTGCCGCCATCATCTTGCGTAGCTGGTCGGAGTCCATTTGGCTAGTAGCCTTTTTGCCACCAGCCAGCTTTACAAGATGTTTTAAGGCTCGATCTTTGTAGATCGGTTGGATGTAATCACTGGCTTCACTTTTTGCCATACAGGTCACGCATAGCTAAAAGCAAATCAGCGGCAGAAGCCAAATAGTAGACATCTTGAGGGGGCAGGGTTCGATCTCCTTGAAGATCTTTCTGTAGCCACTCAAGAGTCTTACGGGCGCAAACTTCTGCTTGTGCCGATAGCTTCTGACGAAAGACGGAAGATTGATCTTCCATTACGCCCACGGATCAACAATGTTCTTAGAAGAAATGCTGGTCAGGTCACGGTCAATCAAGCCCCAGATGCCGCCACCTTTTTCGCCAGAACAATACTGAAACAGTTTGCGACCACGCTCGGTGTATGTGCCATCAGGGCGCTTCATCAAAGTCTCGCCTGTGCGTGGGTCATTCCATGCGTATTTCTCAGGAACACGCTGACCAAACTTGTTTAGGCGCTCACCAACAGCTACTTGGAACACGGGCCCAACAATCTGGAATGTCACCGTGCCGTTGTCGTATTTGCGAAAATCAATAGCGACCTTTTCATCCGACTGGGGGTTGGACGGGTGGGGCATATTGGTTGCGCCAAAATAGTGAATCTGCGAATCAATATTTGGCAAGTCAGCAGGGCGCTCGGGCAAAGGCGGCAGGTCATCTTCAGGAATCAGTTCCCGCTTGTCAATGTAGGGGTTGACATCGGTTAAATATTCGGAAGGGATCTTGCGGCCTTCAAGGGCGTTTTTTGCAACCTGGTACTGGTCTTCCTTTGGCTTACCAATAAGATCTAGTGCAATCTGTGTCTTGTCGTACACAAACTGCGCTAAATCTTTAGCTGTTGGAAGATCTTCCTTCAGTGCATCAATATCATACGTTGCCATGCTATTCCTAAGTTATGCAGCAAGGGCTGCGGGTTCTTCAACGGGTGCTTCTGCGGGGTAATCATCACCAATCTGGGGCTTGTATTCTGCTACATAGCCAAAGTCCAGAGGGGTTTCATTGCCTTCAGCATCCAAGGCAATAATTTTGTTTTCTGCATCACGTTTAAAGTCTGCGATTTTCATATTAGACCTTTGAAGGAAGTTTTGGGGTCGTAAACTTTTTGCCATTTACATTGTTGTGATGCGGGTCAGAAAGAGGATTCTGATTAAACGTATCACGCACAGCAACAGCTAGGGTTGCGGAACGCTTGTGGCTATCAGCAAAAGCATCAAGCTTCTTGTTAATGCCTTTGGTCAGGCCGTTAGTCATGGCTTTGCCACCAGAGATTACTTTACCGTATGCAGACATATTAACCTCCGTAATTCTTAACGGACTTGTTCATGTAGCCATCATTCATGATGTGACCACAGTAATCAGCGTGTGTGTTGACAGACACTTTGTTGCCAACAGGGTAGACATTACCAGAAGCTTTAGGAGCGCCTTGGTTGCCTTTAGGGGTTGCTGTGCCGTGCTTGGCGGCAGTAATGTTTGTAGAGCCACCAGATTTGGATGCGGTGTGCTTGGATACGTTACCCTTGCGGTTAGGCGCTTGGGCGAATTGAAAATTGGTAGTCATTTTTTACCTTTCATTTTGGCTTCTTTCTTCTCGATCGCAGTATTCTTGCGTTCGCCCTTTTCGGATTTTTCACGCTTCTCAGCATAAGCAATCGCAACAGCTTGTTTCTTTGGCTTACCAGCTTTCATCTCAGTCTTGATGTTTGACTTAAATGCTTTGGCTGATCCAGATTTCATGAGTGGCATTTTATACCTTTCTTAGAGATTGCAGAAAATCATCCAAGGCATCGTCAGCTGACACCTCTTCCTCTTTGTTCACGTTGTTAACGTGTTCAATTGAAATTATAGGCGCTCTTGAGGATTCAAAGGGAGCCAGCTTATCAGCAATCTTAGCTTTATCTTTAATGTCAAGCTCATCAGACTGCATAGCATCAATCAAAACCTCCATCGCTGTCTTCAGCGGGGGCAGACCTTTGGCGGCACGTTCATCATTGAGCTTGTTAAACAAAGCGCCGTATTCGGTGACTCGGTTAACCACAGACTTAGGCCGACCCATATTGGGTATGCTCGTACCTATATTGGGTTCGGGGCGCGGCTCTTTTGGTGGTTGCTGACCAGTAGCCAATTTCATTGCTTTTTGTTCAGCCTTCTTGCGTTGATAATAATCACGCTTCTTTTGTTTCTCTTCTTCACTAGTAACATTAGAATCTTCAGGACGAATATCCCCATATATTGCATCACTGGGTTTAGGTATTTTCATTTCATATCCTTTAATCCATTTTCAGTTCTAATCCAAGCATAAGAGCCATTAACAGTAAATCCACGTTTCTTGTGAATCCGCATAAACCCATCATGTTCTGCTCTGATACTGGTTGAGCAAATAACCGGAATCCCCCAGCTACTGGCCCACAATATATGCTGATCAATCATCTCGTTAAGTAACCTTACCCTGGTCCTGACCGGAAGACTTAAATCAACGTGGTGGAACTTGGCATTGGATATCTCTTCATTGGCATACGTTGTATAACCCCCACGGTCAAACCAACAGTACCCAACCAACTTATCCACGTCCCTGCAAACAGCCAGGAACTCCCTACCCTTGTCGAATAGCTGAACAGTAGAAGCAATCGTGACATGCTTTCTAAAGACGTTCCTGTCTCTTGTCAGAATGCCATCAGCCTCCTGCCCAAACACCGTGTCAGCCATCTCAACAATATCATCTACGTCATCCAATGGATGTGCCAATCTCCAAGAAAATTCTTCCATGCTATTCAATCCTATGATAAAATGGGCGCAGTTCATCCAGAATGCAATCTAGATAAACCACTTCCCACAACTTTACTATTTGGAGTAACAGTCATGAGCGAACTCAATTCTACTCGTCTTAAAGAATTTCTCAAGTACAACCCTGATACAGGTGTTTTTATTTGGGAGCAAAACATTGGCCGCAGAGTCAAATCAGGGCAAAAAGCTGGATGCTTACACCCTTCTGGATATGTTCAGATTAGGTTTAATGGCAAAAGCTATTCAGCTCATCGTCTTGCTTGGTTTTATGTTCATGGATTTTGGCCCAAAGAATCAATTGACCATATTAACAACATCAGATCTGACAACAGAATTTTAAATTTGCGTGAAGCAAATCAATCTGAAAATTGTCAGAACCTTAAAAAATCACGAGGTGCATCAGGCTTTTTAGGCGTAAGCATGGACTCTGTTCGGAACAATAGATGGAAATCTGCAATTAAGATTAACGGAAAAAACCACCACCTTGGATGGTTTAAAACTGCCGAGCAAGCCCATGAAGCTTATTTGATTGCTAAACGAACCATGCATCCTTTTGGAACCCTGTAATCCAGTCCATACATTCTCCTTGCAATGCCCGAATTGTAGCAACCAAAAAACTTTTAGGTAAAAAATTTTATACAGGGGCGCAAGTACTACATTTCTCCTTGCCAATTCTTTGTATAAACCCGTGTATTCTGGCACTTTAACCAGTTTTATTCATTGTTTGTACTACATCAGTTGTAATCTTTGTGCGGGATTAGTAGTAGGGGGAAAAAGTTTTTAAATAAATTTTGGGAATGGGTGAGCGGGCCCCCTAACCTCACCCTCAATCCAGCCCTACCCCCCAGGCCATTCTAGGGGGGTTACAGGCCATTCTAGGGGGGTATCAGCGCAGGGTGGTGGGGTAGTAGCCAAATGGGGCATTTCTCCTCTGTGGGGCGCATATAAAGGGCAGCCACTAGGGGCCAATGGTTTTGGCGTTTTCCAGTGTTTTGTATTGTCTCAAGCATGGCGCTGGAAACTATTCCAAGGGTTGTGTGTTGTTCTAGTGTTTCCCTCTGGTGGAGAGTCAATCCATGCCTTAGGTTTATCTTCTTTTTTCTTTTCATTCCACCACCAGAGGGCGATCCTGGTGCGATAGTCTAAGCCTATAAAAAAGCTATTTTGATAGCTAACACCTATTTACACTTGAATTGACGATCAAGTGAAAATACTTGCAAAACCTAGGGTAAACACCTACGTTTTTTTGTGTTGACAAGCGTTATAGTTGCATCACTAGGCGCAAAGCTTGGTGACTGTTTAACTCAATATCACGCAAAGGAACACAATGTTAATTCTCTCTACAAAACTCAAGAATCAGTTTTCAACTTCCCACAATGTAGCGCTTAAGAACATAAGCGTTAACGGCCACAAACGGGGTTGCAGCGGTTTTATTTCACTGAACGACTCTATTGTTTACGTCAATACAGAACCATGCGGTTCACTAGGTTACATGTACCGAACCGCTAAAAACTTAAAAGATTACACGGGCGGTGTTAATCAATGGGCGCGTGACCTTGAGTCGCTTGTCTCAGGCATCAATGCACTATTGAAAAAAGAGGCTTAATCATGCTACTTACAAACGATCAAAAAGCCGCTATACATGGCGAATCTACATTCCAATTTTTGGCTACCATTGGAGAGTCAATTGAAATTGTAGATGTGACCTTAGGGTTTGAATACGATAGTTATGGGCCATATAATGAATATGTTAAATCAGTTATTTATAATGGTGTGGATATCGCTGGCTGCCTTACCCTTGAAACACTTAATAGTCTTGAAATAGATGGCATTTATAAAAGAGATGCAAAATGAAAAGCTTTATAACTGACTTAATTCAAGCGACTATTTTTGCATTAACTATTTCAAGCCCAATGATTATATATATGCTTTATTATATGTAAATCTATACTGTAAACCCTTATTAATAGGGGTTTATGGCCTAGGTTTCTAGGGTCTTAATATATTCACGAAAAGGAAAGACAATGAAAATAATCCCCATCATTCCAATGACCAAAACACAATCGGCTATTGTGTGCGGTACTCTCACAAGCACATCTAAGATGCCTTGCAAGAGTTATTCTCTACCTACTGAAGCTTGTATCACTGGTTTCAAGATGGCGCAAATAGAAGGCTCAATATGTTCTATGTGCTATGCCGATAAAGGCTTTTACAAGATGTATTCCAAAACCATTAAACCCGCACAATTTTCAAGGCTTGATTCTATCAATTCAGAATATTGGGTTTCGGGAATGGTTTCGGCTATCGGGAATGATGCCTTTTTTAGATGGCATGATAGTGGAGATTTGCAAAGCCTTCAACACTTTGAAAAGATTGTTTCTGTATGCCTTGAAACCCCTAATACTCTTCACTGGTTACCAACAAGGGAATATGACATTGTGAAGGCTTATACAGCGACAGGAAAAGCCATTCCCTCTAACTTGACAGTCAGACTGTCTGCAATGTATCCAGATCAACCCGTAAAGATGCCGAAAAGCCTTCAGGGCATTAAAGGGATAACTGTTTCTAATGTGCATACAGATAAACCAATGGGTGAAGCTTGCAAGGCTCCTACACAAGATGGGGCTTGTGTTGATTGTCGCTTGTGTTGGTCTGACATTGTCGTTTCTTATGCTTTGCATTGAAAGGGTTTATATGATTTCTTACGATTTTAAAGAAGGTCAATTAGTTAAGCTTTTCCACGGTAGACCTGAAGAATCTTGGCATATCTACAAAGCCCCTACAGAAGAGTTAAGAAAAGCCATTGCATGGAATGATGCAAATGGCGATTTTGACGAGTTGCAGCGAGTTGATATTCTTGAAATTTTTATCTCTGATTTTATTCAATCATGACCCACATTCAAACCCCTATTCAAACCCTTGATGATGCAAAGGGTTTTTTCTTTCAACTTGAGCAACATGGACAACTTTTTCACCCAGATGATGACCCAGCATCAGTGATTGATAGTCATGGAAAGCCTTTATTTACCCTTTCCCAATGTATGCACCTAAGACATAGGATAGAAGAGGCTTACATGGTCATGAATGACCCTTGCGAATATATTTTGACCCTTGATGCCTATCGAATAGTTGATGACCATGAAAGGTCATACGGTCAACATTAATTAGCCCTTTGGGGCTTTTTTTGTTTATAGGCTTAGGTCTAGGCTTCACTGTGTTTTTTTGTAGGCTTTGGGTCTAGGCTTCGCTGTGTCTGTTTTGTTGTAGGGGTAAGCCTAGGCGGTAGCGTTTTTGACTGTCTCATGCAATAGTGCAGCAAGGCTATTTATCGGGCTTTTGAGGGCTTTTTATGGGTTTTGGCTATGCTGATATGCATTTTGTCGTTCGTTGATTGTGGGCGGTTCTATGCATTGTTGCGTAAAAACAACTGTATAGAAACACAATGTTGCGAAAAAACCACTGGGGTAAAACACATGAGAACTAGGGTAAACCCTATGTAGTACTCGTCTGGGGGGTAAAAAACGGTGTTTTTTTGCCTGTAGAAAGGACCCCCCCGTCAAAAAAAATGACCCCCTGTAAAAAATGACCCCACCCCTTTTTTATTTTGCCCACCCTTTTTAAACTTTTGACCCGAAAAAAAACCTCCCAAAGGAGGCTTAAAGCCCTTGCAGAGCTAGGAGAGGACCACGATCAACTGAGAAAGCGTAACTTATGCTTTTGCAAAGTCATTGTGCAATTGTAATCTAGCTTGATTTGCCGCATCAATTGCATTGTCAATATTGTTAAAGTAACCAATGTGATGTTTTTTATTTTTTGCACTTACAGAAACAACCCATTGAGATCTACTTTTTAGCCAATAAACATTTTTGTGACCTGATTTGCTATTTGCTTGTTTAGGTCTGTTACTTAAATTTTCACAAGAATTGCAAGAACGCAAATTCTCAATCCTATTATTTGATTTGTTGCCATCAATGTGATCTATGTTAGATGGCATGTAACCATTGTGGAACATGAATACAAGGCGGTGTAAATAAAAGAATTTCTTGTTGATTACAGTAATCTTGTAACCAATCTTCTGCATACATCCAACTGTTGTTTTTGCTTGTTTGTTGCCTTGACGATGTTTTCGTATGAGTTCTCCGTCTTGATACTCATATACATCTCTCAAATATTCTTGAGTCAAGGTAAAATATTGGTCAGCCATATCAACTCTTTCTCAGTTGTGGTGGTTAGAAGCCCCAATGTGTCCTGGTAGACCTTTGGGGTTTCGTTATTTTAACTCAAGAATCTTAAACGATAAAGTGTGCTGTCGATTTGGTCACCAATGCTGTCCAGGAGGTTCTGTATCTCACTGTCTGGTGGCATGACATTGCGGTTGTCTACAAAATACTCACGCAACTCTTTAAGCTCTTGCAAACCATTTTCTGCTGGTGGGTAGTAATCTGCTGGGTACTGGATGATCTCACCCATAACGCCTTGTGTGGCCTCCACCAGGGCATCAATCAGTTCAGGTAGTTCAGTGTAGAACTCACCCAATGCCATGTGATTGGCAAAGCTTTTGGTCTGCCAGTGAAGGATGTGTGTGTTGGTAGCTGAATGTAGCAGTGTGAGAATGAATTCACCCATGATGGAGTCCTTTGTCTTTGAGGATCTGTTTAGATCGTTTCATTGCTATTGTAAAAGCTTCTTCTACTTCTTCCAAGGACAGATTTGAGGGTCTTTTTCTTTGTCTGTCGTACACCTGATGGCAAGCATAACAACCATATGCCCCATTCTCATCCTTGGCCTTCAATCCCATTCCTTTGCCATCCTCATATCTGTTTGAATGACACCAGACAACTGTGTCGGGGTTATAGTTACAAATGCTAGGCAGATTGATGGTGCAATCTTCACCCCTAGCACTTTGTCTGATCTTACTCAGCCCCATTGGTTTGCCATTGCATTTGCAATCCCTTGGAATGTTGCGCTTCTGATCTTCCAGCGATCAGCACTTGGAGGTAGGTTGTACCAAGTGGGTAGGCTTTTACCGCTCTTTGTGATGTGTCTAGAGCCCTTGTCCACAATGTTCGTAGGCTTAAGGTGAGGCAGGTTTTTCAACCAAAGACACGTTGTCTTGGTGGCTTCATGTCCAAACATCCAAGGTTGGATGATCTGGTCGGGTTTGCGAATGCGACTGCTGATAATGCTGACAGGGTTTTCCAAAGCAATCCGTTCAATGGGCGCATCAAGCAGCCTTTGAACAAATGCAAGAGCAGCAGCCTGACGACCATCAGCTTGTTTGGCAGCAAAGTGTTTAGCCCCACTTACAGCCAAGTCGGTGCATGGTGGGTGAGCAACCATCAGATCCCATCCATCATTGATGATGTTAAACACATCACCTTGGTAATGTTTACCAGGCGAATCAGTTGGCAATAGGTCACAAGACATTGCATCATGTCCAAGGGCAGCAAAGGCATCTCGTACCTTCCCAGAATACTCACATGCAACAAGTACTCTCATCCCAAGTTTCTCAGTTCTGCACGTTTGGAGTATTCCTGCACCTTATAAACCTCGATCCGAGCCAGTGCTGCCTTCATCATCCATAACAGGTTCTCTTCTATCTCTGTTGCATCTCTTAGGGCTACCAGTTGTTGCTTGTAGTTGGGGTGGGCATAGGCATAGGCTTCTTTGTGGCCTAGCGTACCTTCCTCATCATTCATGAGTTCAGACTTCACCACCCGTAGGTTGTTCTCTACAAAGGTTCTATCTGCCTTGGCTTTGGCAAATGCTGAACTGTTGGCGGTGATGTAATTAATTGCTTTGTTGGGGTCGATTTCAGACATTGTTTTTATCCTTGAGTTTGGCTTCAATGGCTTTGGCAAAACTTATCCAGCCGTAATCTTGTTCGTATACTCTTAATGTTTTATCTATCTCCTTATCCGTCAGCCCAACCCATGTGCGCTTTGTTTTGCACTGGTCGCAGTCGTGATTAACACAGCCTATTGTTTCTTTTTTACTCATAGTTCATCCAATTTAGTGTCTATTAATTTTTGTACAC